GTATTTAATTTTTTATCTATTTTAATTTGTTCTATGTCTGGCTTATCTACCTCGCTTTCCTGACAACCCTCTTTGTCGTACCATCTTCGTATAGTACTTCTGTGTACCTTTATTCCATACGTTTCTTCCACCCATACCGCTATTGCTGTCCAACTCACCCCTGCTTGCCTTTTTCTTATTATCTCTAATTTTGCCTCTTTTGGAATCATACTCTCTCCTTATCGTCAAAACTATAACTTTACCACACATTCTACAGCTTAAATCTTTATCACTATTTAAATATAAATCACCCCCACATTTAGGGCACATATTAAGAATCAAACATCTTATATAAATTAGGCCATTCCTTCAAGAAATTAAATATATCTTCTTCTTCTTCTGCTTCTTTCTCATCGTTCCTTCGTTTTATCTTATCTTTATCCCCACCACGGACTAAAGCATCTGGAGAATATCCTCCAGCAAATCCTTTCTCCATCATATGTAAATTTGCTGAAGCAGCCGCACCTTGTTCTAGGGGTGGGCCTTCTTGGTCATCTCCCCTCTTTTTCCGTTCCTTATCCCATACTTTTGCACGTTCCTCCATATCTTTTTGTTGAGCTATCTTATGCTCATCTGATTGTTTAAGATTTGGATGCCCCTTATCAGCGTTAACCACTAACTTTTTCTTGTCCTCAATTATATACATACCATGTTCACCAGGTTTTTTTCTAGGTATAGGTTGATTTCCATGTGAAGGGTCTTCTTCAGATGGAACTCTATTAGCATTCATATTGCCTTCCTTTGGGTAAGGCCCCTTTTTTATCTTCTTCACATGGTCTAATCTATAAGGATTATTCATACGATTCTTACTTTCTAAATTATCTGAAGGGGCATATCCCTTATCTAGAAAAGCATCTAAACTTTTAAGAGTAGGTGTACCCTCGCTTAAAAAAGTAGAAGCCCTTTCTAGTCCTCTTTTTTTCTTACTACGTTCATTATATGTTTCATTGTAGCCAGAAGTTTCTACTGTAAAGACCGTAGGCCCACCACTGCCATCACCACCATCTTCTTTTATCATACTTCTCATTGTGGCTCCCCCAGTAGTAGTGCCAGTTACTGTAGCCATAGTATCCCCTTTATACCCACTAGCATGTGCAGCCCTGGCTACTGCCTCTGCTTTCTTACGGGAAGGGAAAGGGCCTTTGCTTCCCCAATAGTATTTCCCACCTCGTCGTGTAATAGGCATTTAAGGCCCCCCCTCCCATGGAGTTTCAGCATCATCATGGAGAAATTCTTTAGGGTACTGGTCATTCACAAGTTGTTGCTTACGCTGCTTATGGTTCTTTTGATTACCCGTAGGGTCATAGTTCATACCAGGTGAACTTGTGTTAACTGGGTCGAACACAGCTTTTTCTATATGAGATACCCCACTTCCATTTAGGTTAGCTACATAATCAATTCCATCTTGGGAAAACCACATCCGTTTCCCATCAGTAGATACTTCCCTAATATTGGGTGAAGTATATCCTTTCTGCATAAGCCCTTGTACCCATGTCATAGACCCTTGCATTAGGGTTAATGGATTAGCATTCTTTCTCGCTTCAGCGAACTCATCAATATCTCGTTCTTCCCCAGGAAGTTTCATTGTCCAATCTGGGGTTATACCTCCAGTTCGACCTTGGAACTTTCGGCGATGCCTAGGAATAGTTTTCCTTAACATTGCTTGGATAGGCATTTCCTCCTGTTCCTCTTCTCCTTCTTCTGGTGGGGCACCCATCCCTGCCAATTCCATAGGTTCACTTTCTTCATCAGCAGCACCAGGCTGTTCTTCTTCTCCTCCACCTGGTTGTTGTTCTGGTTGTTGTTCTTGTTGCTGTTGTTGCATGTCCATTTGTTGCTTTTGCTGTTCTGATTGTTCTTTCATTTGTTCCATTTGTTGCTCCATCATCTTACCCTGCTCTTCCATAACGTCAGTTTGAGTGGTCATTTGCTCACCTTGAATCCTAGTCATGGGTAGATATTCCCCAGAAATAACGAACTCAGCATCTTCCAAAGGAACATCTTGGTCTTTCAATCTAACATCAAATCCTAATTGAGCATACTGAGAAGCAACTTGAATACGTTGCTGAGCAAAAGAAATACGTGTCGCCTCAGCTTTTTCTTCTGGTTGAGGCAATTCAATAGTCCAATCTGTTACTGCAAAAGATTTCAACAATTGTGGGAAAACCTTCTCATGGAAAAGACGTTGGTCACCTTCCACCACACGGCTCATAACTACTAACTGTTGTGTCTGAGTAGACAATCCCCCGAAAGCTTCTGGGGCACCTTGCCATGCAGGAGTCACACCCCACATAGCAGCTATTCGTTCCCGAATCTCTTGACGTACTGGTAGATAATCCATCTCTTGAAGAGTGTGAAACAATCTTACCATATCCACCCTACCACGATTATTCTTTGCAGACACAGCTACCATTGGTACAAAGTTAGGGTCAATACGAGTCTGTGCTGCTATATGGGCACGTTCTCTCCTCAAGGATTCAGGGTCATCGGTAAAGACCATCAGCATACTTGCTGGCATCTTTCTCTCAAAGAAGTACCTATATATATTTTTATCCATTCCAATGATAGATAAAGATTTTTCAAAAATGGTTAAGATAGGACTCCATCCATATGTTTCTGAAGGAGAGAACTTAGATAGGTGAATTATTTCAGTATCAAAAAGATATATATGTTGATTCCTGTGATAATATTTATACATTACAGCCCATGTATCTCTGTCACAAGTACCATCTTTACACTTACCAGGCACATCAGAGACATGTTCCCTATGAATAGGGCACATAAAATGTGCATTCTTAGGTAAGCCAGCCATATCCAAATCATACTCTACCAAGGCTGGGTTCAATCTACGAATTTCAGTGACCTTAGATTTAACTCCTCCCTCTCCTGTATCTAGATATTCTTTAGCTATATAGATAAAGCCATCATCCACACAGTTAATATCAAAATGGAATTGACGTAAGACTTCTTCTAGGCTCTGGTCAAAAACATTACAATCATCCATAAAGGCTTGGAATCTTTTTCTTTGTTCCCAATCAGGATTTTCAACTAGAGGTTTCCAATTTATCCCTCTCCGAAAAACTTCACCCGTAATATGAGTAATTGGCGCACGTATTTCTTGTAACGACATAGCAATAGTTTGTAAGTCCATAACAAGCTGCTGACGATACGCCATTTGATGGCGTACCCATGTATTCACTACATGGTCTAACCCCATCATCGGAGATTGGGATGTATCTCCAGTAGATTTCATCAATTCCAAGTCAGCAATTTGACTATTCAATGCTGACATTTGTTGAGCCATTGCTGGAACTTCTGGTAGGTACTCAGATAATTTCATAATTTATTCCTTACTTAAAGCTTGAATATCTGCCATAGTAGTGAGTTTTACTAAGGTGGTCATAGCCATTTCCTTTAAGGCATAACTCTCTGACCTATCGGGACGTTGCATTAATGTGAATATCTCTTCTTCATATTGTACTAATTTTTCCTTCATTTCCAAAATTTCTTCCTCTTTCGCTAGTAAATCCTCTCCTGTTTCAGTCTCTTCAGTAAACGTAGCGTTCTGCAATACTCCCAGTCTGGCAGCTTCTTTAACTAGGGATATAAAAGCTCCCTCAGTTAATATGGTAACAGCAGGACTATCATCAGGAATATCCGCATCTGGTTCCATCATCCGTAAATCCTCATGCCAGGTATCCAATATCCTCCATGCCTGAGTAGTCTCATCTTTAGTTGCTATATACTGGTTATTTCTATCCCTTAACATATTTCCGATTACCATAATCTCCTCCTATCTATAACTGCCTATACTTCACACGCACTCCACATACAATTTAAACATTTCTTACATCCTTCCTGATTAACAATCAGAGGCTGGTCGCAACCACACTCACCACTTGTTTCAATTGGTATGTGTCCATTGGTTAGGACTTCTTTGACCCGACTACCATTTCTATACACAGTGATT